GCAAGCTGAGGTCCAGACCAAGTACAATGCTGACGAGATGAACGTACAATTTGAGAAGCTGAAGACGTTGGCACAGGTCGGCGCGCAGCTCGCATCGTCGGCGATGGCAGCGGTCAACGTGGGGGCTACTGTCAGCTCCAGCGACAGCTCCACGTCGAGCTGGTCGTCTTCGTACTCGGAAAACATGGAACTTGAGTAATGGGGAGTGCGTAGACTATGCCTAGCGCAATGGGGTTGATCCGAGTCGTGCCCAACTCTGAGCTGGTGAAGGCGGAGAAAGATGCTCAGGCAGCCACTCAAAAGGCGCGAGAGGCGAACAATCGTCCGCTGCTGACGGGGCTGGCCAGCCATGTCACTGAGGCGTGGGAGTCGGCGCGTGATGCCAAGCAGAGTGTGCTGCCTCGTCTGCAGCGCGCGCACCGTGCGCTGATCGGCGTTTACGACCCTGAAAAGCTCGCACACATTGAGGCGTTCGGCGGCTCGCCAACAAGATTCGCATCGTGGAGTCGTGGTTGCGGGATGTGTTCATCGGCCAAGCCGACCGTCCGTGGGCGCTGTCCCCGACGCCAAGACCCAGCTTCCCTCCGGACGCCGAGGCGCAGGTGCGGGACACGGTACGCATGCAGGTAGCGCAGGCGTTCGCGCAGTCAGGGCAGATGCCGGACCCACAAATTGTGCGCGCACAGCTATCTGCTGAGATGGACCGGTTCGAGCAGGAGCTCATGGAGCAGGCGCGCAAAACTACCATGCGCATGGAGCGCAAGATGGCTGATCAGCTCGAGGAGGCAGGCTTCAACGACGTGTTGGCCGCGTTTCTGGTTGACCTCGCCACGTACCCCGCGGCGATTATCAAAGGGCCTGTCCTTCGCCGGCGCAGAAAGCTCAAGTGGGAAGCCGTTGATGACACTGGTGCGCTGGAGCCTGTAGTAGCTGCGGAGATCGAGCCGCATTTTGAGCGTGTAGACCCGTTCCGTCTGTACCCTGCGCCCGGGGCAGAGACGACGCAAGACGGGTATTTGATCGAGCACCACACGTACAGCGAGGCTGAGTTCCACGGCCTCATTGGCGCGCCGGGCTTCGACGAGGAAGCGATCCGTGCTGTCCTGCGGGAAGCAGAGTACGGCGGCCTACACGACTGGGTAGGGCTGCATGCGCATGACCGCAGCGAGGTAGACTCGGTAGCCAATAGCCTCCAGCGGAAAGTATTCAACATCGACGTGCTGGAGTATCACGGCCCTGTGCGAGGTCGCTACCTCATGGAGTGGGGCATAGAGGACGAGCGCGTCACCGATAGGGAGGCTATGTATGAAGCGTGTGTATGGCTCGTCGGCTCGTGGGTTATTAAGGCGCAGATCAACTATGACCCTCTTGGCCAGCGCCCCTACTACAAGACCAGCTACGAAACCGTGCCGGGTGAGTTCTGGGGGGAGGGGCTGCCCGACATACTTGACGACGTTCAGGGGGTAGTGAACGCCGCAGTCCGGTCGTTGGTGAACAACATGGCCATGGCGTCCGGCCCGCAGGTAGAAGTGAACATCGATCGCCTTGCGCCGGGACAGGACGTGTCTCAGGTCACACCGTGGGCAGTGCATCAGGTGCAGGATTCGCAGTTTGGCACGCAGGGCAGGGCGATCGATTTCTTCCAGCCGGACAGCAACGTGGGCGACCTGCTGACTGTAGTGGAGAAGTTCTACCAGTTCGCCGATGACTTTTCACTGGTGCCGCGGTACATGGCTGGCTCCGACAAGGTGGGCGGGGCTGGGCGCACCGCCTCTGGGCTGAGCATGCTCATGGAGGCGGCTAACAAAGGCTTGAAGGGGGTGGTGTCCAACGTCGACGCTGCGGTCTTGGCGCCCATGCTGACCAAGCTGTACAACCACAACATGATGTACGCTGACGACCCGACGTTAAAAGGCGACGCGCAAGTTACCGCACGTGGGGCGGTCAGCCTGATGCGCCTCGAGAGCCTGCAGCTGCGGCGCAATGAGTTCTTGAATATCACCAGCAACCCTGTTGACTCGCAGATCGTCGGGCCGAAGGGTCGCGCCGCGGTGCTGCGTGCCGTGGCCAAGGGTTTGGAGCTGAACACCGACGACATCGTGCCGCCGGAGGAAGAGCTAGAGATGCAGCTGCAACAGCAGCAGCAAGCGGCGATGATGGCGCAGGGCACTCAGGGCGCGCAGCGCCCGAACAACATAGGGTCTGGCGAGCAGCTGCAGGATGGGTCGTCTACGACGGACAACTACAGCCCCAGCAGGATGCTTACTTGACAATTTAAGTGGTTCAGGAACAATCTGTTTGATAGGAGTGTGCGTGAGGGCATCCCCGGAAGAGTTAAAGCTGCTTACTCAGGCTGGGCGCGATCCCAAGCTGGTGAGTTTCTTTGAGAAGGCGTACACCGAAGCGACCGAGCAGTTGGTCGCGGCGGAGGACGCCCGCTTTCAGCTTATCCAAGGCAAAGCCCGTACGCTACACACCATTCTGAAGCTGCTGAAGGGCGACACTACGCACCCTTCAGCTCACCCCGGAAAGCGCTCACCCTGAGCGGCACCGAAACTAGGAGCACACAATGAAGCCAGAACGAGTTCGACAGGCAGCAGAGGAAGCAGATCAGCAGATACGGGCGCTGCAGAGCGTCCCGACTGAGGGCGATGCGTCTGCTACTGGGGATGACGGCGGCGATAAGCCGACCGCTGACCCGGCGGCTACCTCTGGCGATGATCCCGGCCTTGACACTGGCGCCGCGGCGGCCGATCCGACCCCTCCTGCACCATCTGCGGAAATGGAGACGATGCGGGCGGAGATGGAGAAGGCTGTACAGCGGCACCGGACACTGGAGGGAATGTTTCGTGCTCAAAAGCAGCAGTTGGATCAGTACGAGTCGCAGGTAGCGGAGCTGAAACGCTCGCTTGACGAGGCGAAGGCATCACAGAGTGAGCCCCCAGTTGAGCCGGCCAGCAACACTGCTTCGCAGGATGACGTGCGACTTTTCGGGGAAGACCTTGTCGGCTTTGTTCAGCGGATCAGTACCGCCGCTGCAGCTCAGGCCGTCAACGCGCTGAAGGAAGACATGCAGGAGCTGAAGTCCGGCCTCGACCGCACCTCTCAGCTTAGCACGCTGACCGCGCAGGAAAGGTTCGAGAACAAGTTGAGTGAGCTGGCGCCGAGCTGGCGCAAGCTGGATGCGGACAAGGAGTTTATCGACTGGTTGGCCGCGAACGGCGCTGTAAAGACCGGGTTCGATAGCGCCGTATCCACCCTCGATCACCAAGCGGTGGCCGAGGTGTTCAACTTGTACGAGAAGCTGACCGGCACGGCAGCTGCGCCTGCCAAGGACACCAAAGCGCAAAGGCAGAAGGAGCTGGAGCAGCAAGCTGCTCCACCCAAAGCGAGGCAAACGGCCGCCCCCGCTATAGATTCAGCTGCTGATGATGTCTGGACGCGTTCTGAGATTGAGCAGGTGTACCGCACCCGCCGTGGCCGCAATGGTGAGCAGTTGACGCCGGAGCAGTGGGTCGCGCTGGAGCGGGAAATCGCGGCTGCTCAGGGTTCGGGGCGAGTTGATTTCAATCGCTAATCAGGAGTAGCAAACCATGGCGTATCCTCGCGTTGCCGGCCAGCCGAACTACTCAGGGGTCTTCATCCCTGAAATCTGGTCGACCAAACTCGTTGACAAGTACTACGACGGCACTGTGCTGTCGCAAATCTCCAACACGGATTACGAAGGCGAAATCCGCAATATGGGTGACAAGGTCATCATCCGTACGCTGCCTACGCTGGACATCCGTGATTACCAGATCGGCCAGTCGCCGACCAGATGAACAAGTGGGCGGAGGACGCGTCTGAGCAGCTGAAGATCAAGCTGGATACGCGCGTGCTGGGCAGCATTGTTCCTGACATCGACCCGCTGAACAAAGGGACCGCTGCTGGGCGGATCACTGGCGGTGTCAATCTGGGAACTACCGGTTCCCCGCTGGCTCTGACCCGTGCAAATGTGCTGGACACGATCCTGCACATGGGGCAGGTGCTGGATGAGCAGAACGCGCCTGAGACCGGCCGCTTCCTCCTCCTGCCCTTCTGGGCTACCACGCTGCTGAAGCTGTCCGATATCAAGGAAGCGTCCTTGACTGGCGACGGTACTTCCCCGCTGCGTAATGGCCGTGTGGGTATTATCGATCGGTTCACGATCTACAACAGCAACCTGCTCCCCTCGTACACGGATGGTGGCAACAACACCTTCCATGTCATCGCAGGCACGCAGGCGGGTCTCACCTTCGCCACGCAGCTGACGAAGACTGAAGACCTCCGCGCCGAGTCCACTTTCGGGGACATCATGCGTGGTCTGATGGTGTACGGGCACAAGGTGATCAAGCCTGAAGCCCTGACCGCCGCTTATGTACGTGCAGGCTAAGGGAGGCTTGGACAATGGCTGATATTGAGCAGTACCAAAACGGCAACTCCACCGTGCTCGGCGCCGGCAGCAACGCTGCTGGCATCCCGGCCCCGGTGGTTATGGAAAACGTGATCGACGCGACGCTCTTCGCAGCTGACGCAGCCATCGGCGAGACGGTGCTGGCTATGCAGATACCTGCCGGCATGCTGGTTACCGGTGTTGTGCTGAAAACCATAGGCCCGCAGCCTACGGTTACTTTGGCAGTGGGCGATGCGGCCGATCCTGATGGCTGGGCTGTGGCAGGCACTATCGCTGCTGCCGGCATGCGGCTGGGCGGGGGCGCGTACGCCGCTGCACCCAAGCTGTACACAGCGGACACTGATCTCCTGCTGACGGTCGGCGCTGCTGCGCTGTCTACCGGTGTGGTCAAAGTGTACGTTGTGGGCTTCCAGCTCAACTGACCTGCTTGAGGGGGCCGCAAGGTCCCCTCTAACCTCCCCAAGGAGTACCCTGTATGGCTGCATACCTACGGCACCGCGAGACCGGTGACCTCTACCCATTCAACGCTGATCTGGCTCTGCGCGAGGACATGGAGCCCTGCGCACCTTCCCCCGACGAGCTTGGCATCGAGCTGACCGAGCAGAAAAAGCCCCGGCGCAAGCGCGGAGCGCGTCGTACCGCTGCGCAGATCGCCGAAGACAAAGCTGCTGCAGAGGCTGCCCCGGCGGAGACTGAGGAGAGCTCTGGCGAGCACGCCGCCGATGGCGACGTCGACCTCTCTGGCCTTGATGATCTCGGCGACGACCAATGACACTGGGCGAGCTGCTGACCAACCTTCGGGTATCTGTGCTGCGAGACATCGCGGCGCCGACACTGTGGTCGGACCCTGAACTGACAGCGTTCCTCAACGAGGCACAGGCGAACTTCGCCCGGCGAACATTCTGCCTTGTTGACGACAGCTCGCCCTTCACGGCATTTACCACGATTGCCGACCAGCAGGAGTACGATCTCGACCCCAGCATCGTCAGGGTCGACTATGCCGCTGTGGTGGAGCACGACGAGAACACCGGTGCGCTGGTGAACACGCGCGAACTGCGTGACGGTACACGGCATCAGGTGCCTCGAACGCACGGGCGCGGCGCGCCTCGGCTATATACCGCCCAGACCGCCCGACACAGACTCCGCCTGTACCCCGTCCCGGAGGCAGCGTATCAAGTGCAGATGGCTGTATGCCGCCTGCCTGTGCCGCTCGAACAGCCGATAGATGAGTGCGAGATTACTGAGGACTATCAGCTGGCGCTGTGCGATTACGCTGCATGGCGTGCGCTGAAGAACAACTCTCCGGAAGGGGCGCAGATGATGCCCGCCGCTGATTTCCGCGCGGCCTACGATCTGGTTGTGCGCGACGCGAAACGCGACATCGCCGCGTTGCATCAAGGGGTGTTCCCGCAGGCGAGGGGCAACTGGACAGGCAAGTCGCTGAGGATCAGGTAATGGCACGAGAAAAACCGGAAGAGCGCACCCAAGAGAATCTGTTCACGCGGGCCGACAACGCCGTGCAGCACACGTCGGCCATGAGCCGTGCCAACAGGCCGAACTACAATATGATCGCGCCAGCAAATACGACGCCCGGGCCTAGCGCCCCTGCGCGGCCCAACCCTGCGCTGTCCGGCACCATGCGAGGCAACACACGCCCTCCACTGCGTAGCGCAGGCAACCCCGGCCCAAGCCTGCTGGAGCGCCAGCGCGCCAACCTTAGCCCGTCACTGGGGCGGCTGGGCTCCAGTGCCCCGCCTCTAGGGGATACCCGTGCATCAGCGGTGTACGGGAATTCGGCAATCAGGCAGGGCGTAGATGCAGCTGTAAACTACGCTTCGAGCGCCCTGTCGCGCGCTGCAAGCGACACCGCGGCTTTGCCGGGGCAGGCTTACGATACGTGGGCTGGGACGTTCCCCAGCACGTTTGGCGCCGCCGAAAGCGCGGGGCCGGCCATCGCAGCCGCCACAGAGCGAGCAGGTACACCGGGAGCGGTAGGCTCGACGCTGCGCGCAATCCCTCAAGTGCTGTGGGGCGCGGCGAAAGACGTGGGCGGCATGGCGGTGGATGCGGTTGATTGGGCCACCGATCCCGCTGCACGAGGGCTGGACGAGCTGGTAACCGGAGACAGCACAGACCCTCTGACACTGGGCCAGATCGCTAATTGGATGACCGGTGGTGGAGGCACGACTGCTGCCCCTGCGACGCCCCCTGCGACGCCCCCTGCTTCGAGCGCGGCACCGCCAGTGACCCCGTCTGCGACAGGGCGGGGGCCTGCGCCAGCCACAGGCACCAGAAATCCTCGCGGCTGGATAAGCAACGGCACGCGGACACTGAGCCTCATGAGCGCCGCCAACAGAGAGCGGAACGTGGATCGGGCCAGTGACCTGCGCAAGCAGGCAGATGCGCTGATCCGGGCCTCGCAGGTGCAGACCCAAGGCGACGTCGCCATGGCGCGAGAGCGGGGAGAGATGGCGCGGGCCAACCAGCGTGCGGATGTCGACCGCCCGTACAGGGAGGCTATTGCAGCCGCCGCCCTACAAAATGCGGAGGTGGCCGGCGCAGAGCTGCTGGCGCGAGGCAATCAGCCGCGCGACATGCCTTCGTGGCTCACGCCGGAGAACATGCCTGTGATGCGCGACTTGCTGGCCACGTCAGGGCTGCCACAAGACGAGCAGGCCAACCTGTACAACTCCATGCTGGCTTCGATGGTCTCGGGCGCCACGGACGGGTACGCCGAAGGCGGGCTGGTAGAGCCCCCGTCAGCGATAGGCAGAGCGCCTGCCATGCTTTCGCCACAGATGCCCGGGCAGCAGGTTATGGCTGAGTACCAGCAGCTAAACAGCGGGCTGAGCGCCATGGGGCTGGCGCCGGTTGATTTCGAGACCTTTCAGTCGCTCAAAGCGCCGCCCCAGATGCAAGCCCAGCCTTCCGCCGGTGCCGGCGTGATGGGCTTCGCCGAAGGGGGCATGGTGCCTGACGTATCAGGCAAGATGGTGGTGGACACAGACCCTGCGGCCCCAACAGACTCTATCCCCGCCATGGTAGATGGTGCGCAGCCTGCTGCGCTGGATAGTGGAGAGTTTGTCCTGCCCAAGGACGTCGTGATGTTCTACGGGCTGGATAAACTGAACAAGATGATCGCACAAGCGAGAAAGGTAGAGTCTGATGGCCCAAACGCCGGACAACCGGGGGTATCTGCAATCGAGTCAGCCCAGCGCTACGCGTAACGCACGGGCTCGTCCCGGCGGCATAGCCGAGCAGTACCTCGCCCAGCAGCAAGAGCGTCAGCGCGCGACGGAGGAAAGCCGTCAGCGGCTCTACGAGCAGCTCTCATCCGCACAGCCTACGCAGCAGCAGCCTGACCAGAGCCAGTCTGCGATGGGCGATTTCGGCTCTTCGCTAGTCACCGGTGCCATGCGCCTGCCCGGTGACCTCACCGGCCTGCTGGACATCCCCGTTGCCGCGGTGACTGACCGCGCGATGGTGTCTGAGGGCTGGAATGAGATCGGGAAGCTGACGGGCTTTCGTCCCGGCCAGTGGGCAGCCGAGCGCGAAGGCATTTACAGCGGCGCTACGCAGGAAGATCAGCAGGCAGTAGACGCTGCGTTCCAGCAGGGGCGCGAGGAAGACGGGCTGGTCGGCGGGTTCTTGAGGGGCAGCGCTGCATTGGCGGCCAACCCACGGGCGCTGATACCCCTCGTGGGTGAGACCCTGCCGCAGATGGTAGGGGGTGGTGCGATCGCACGGGGCATCTCCTCTGCGATGAAGCTGGCGCCCACGGCCATGAGGGCCCGCACAGCTGCAGCAGCTGCAGGGGAAGGCGCCATTGCTGCCGGGGCCTCCATGAACAACTTCATCCAAGGCGAAGGCGGGGCAGATAGGAAAGACGCACTGGCTTCGCTGGCTATTGGTGGCACAACGGGGCTGCTCGGGTTTGCCGGTGGGCGGTTGGCGCAACGAGTTGGGCTGTCTGACCCTGACCTCATAATCGCCGGCAACGGGCGGGCTGTGCTACCGGAAGGCGCCGTATCGGAGGGCGTGTTCGAGGAGCTGCCGCAAGGCGTGTCTGAGACGGTCATTACGAATTGGGCAGATGGTCGCCCATTGCTGGAGAACATAGACCGTACCGCAGCAGAAGGTATGTTCGCCGGCGGCGCGCTTGGCGCCGTGTTCAACGTCAGGGGAGCGCGTGATCTGGAGCCGCTGAATGCGACAGGCGACGTCCCAGACGCCACTGGTCGCCCGTCGCCGGAAGATACGATCCAAGATGTTCCACGTGAAGCACTGCTGCGGTCCTACGGCACTATGGCGCGCATCGCGCGGGATACCGGCAAGACCGACCCGACAATCGTGCAGAAGGCTCTGGATGGGCTGGCCCGTGTCAAAGACGAGCTGGAGCGGCGAGGACTGGACCCCGCAGTAGTGGACGGGCAGCTGGCAGAGATTCGGTACAGCACGCTGTGGGAGGACTCAGAAAAGCTGCGGCTGAAGTACACGGAGCAGCTGGCCACTGACCCTCGCGCAGCGCAAGACACGCTTGAGTCATATCGCGCGGCGCAGGAGCAAATGGCTCCGCTGGCCGAAGCACATGAAGGGCTGGAGGCACGAGCCTCTCAGCGCGTGCTGGACAAGATGTTTGAGCAGCACAGCAAAGACGCCAAGTCGCTATCAGACGCGCAGAAAAAGGGGGAGGGTCAGAAGGCCGAGAAGCTGCGGGCGACCATGGCGGCGCGCCGGGCCTACATCGATGAGCTGACGGCCGCGGGCGCCAAGCCGAGCGATACCCCGACCCAGCAAGCTGCGTTCAAGGCTGCGGAAGAGAGGCGCCAGAAGGCCGAGGCCAAAGCTGCTGAGAAAGCTACCAAGGCGGAAGCGAAGGCAGCCAAGGCGGAAGGGCGGCAAGGGCGGGCACAAGCCGTTGTAGACGATGGGCTGCCGCCGGTAGAGCTGCCGCCATATCACGTGGATACGCGTAGAGCACGTGATCCCGAAGAGGCTCAGCAGATCGACAACTCCCCCGCTGCGGTGCTACTGCGGCAGCTGGCTGAGTCAGATGATTTCACGGACTACGAGCGGAACGCGCTGTTCACGGCGGATGGCGCGGTCAGAGGGGAGCGCGGAGCCAAAGGCAAGAAGGGCCTGCGGCCGTACCTGCGCCGCTTGACGGGCATGTCTCCCTACGAGCTGGCGCAAGCAGGGGCGGCGCTGGAGAACGGCAAGCCGGGGCCTGAGACAGGGCTGCAGGGGCGCATCTACGACGCTGTTATGGCTACCGGTGGGCAGGCCAGAGTGGACCAGCTGCGGCAGCTGGCGGACGAGCCGCTCACCGGGGAGAGCATCGTTCAGTTTGGTCAGCAGGGTGTGCTGTCCGACGTACAGCTGAGGCGCTATCAGGCTGCTGTGGAGGCGGGCGCATCCGGGGACAACGCCCTGCAGCGGCTGGCAGATGCTGAGGGGGTGACGCTGAGCGCCTACAAGGAGACCCTGCAGACTGCGCGGAGGAACCTCAAGGCTGCGTACGCGTCGCTACGTACGGACTTCGACGACGCGCAGGTAGGGCTTGCCCTCGCACAGGCGCAAGACGGAGAAGTGGCCTACGCCGCAGAGGATAGCGAGGACATTACGTTCGCCGATCCTGCGGTAAGCCCCGAAGCAGTGGTAGACCCCGAAGCAGTGGTAGACCCCGAAGTGGCCCCGGACTCGGCAGCTGCGATGGTAGCAGCAGAGGCGGGCGAGAAAGCACGCGTACTGGATATGATCCAGCGGGCGAATGTGCCCGACGAAGTGAAGCGCAACGCCGCGGCGGCGCTGGGAGACGCGGATCAAGACCTTGGCGAAGTGGCAAGTGTAGTCAGCAGCTGGCTGGTTGATCCTGAGACTGCCCGTGTAAATATGTTCGGGCAGGGCGTTGCAGACGACGGCGAGATCGGGGCCAGCGGATTTGGCACTTACGACGGGGCTGATGGCGAGCGCCAGCTGCGCTCTGGGGCGACGGCGATGGGCCGCATGAAGACGCCTGATGATCTGCTGGGCGCCATAGCTGCTGCCGGCAACGCCCGCGTACAGGAGCTGAAAGCCCGAGTCCGCACGTTCAAGAAAAAAGGTGCGGGACCTGACTCGTTCGCCACCAACGCAGAGTACATTCAGGCAAAGGACGAGGTAGCCGAGAACGTCAAAGCGCACAAGGCTGTGGTGGAGGCAACCAACCGCGCCGCTCGCCGGCTTAACGAGCTGGAGGGAGAGAAGCGACAGGCCACTCGCGCCCTGAGCGCAGCGCAGAAGGACATGGCCGTGCTGGAGCGCCAGACGCAGCTGCCAGTGGTACAGAACTCCCGGCAGTTCTGGGACGCCGGTATGGAGATGCTCGCAAACGACGAGGATTCAGCCGACATCGCTGCCGGTGCTCCCTCGTTCGACCAGCTGCTGCAGAACGGCGCTGCGCTACGTGCGTGGCTGGAAGAGATGAACAAGATCGGCCTCGACCTCAGGGGCGCGAATACGCAGGAAGAGGCGGCCACCCGCCTCATGCAGGGAGTTACCTATGTCATCAACAAGGCCCGCACAGACATCACCCCGGCAGACGCCGGGCCTAGCGCTCCAAGAGTATTCGGATTCCTCACCGGCCCAGAGCTCCTCGCCCGACTGGAAAGCGACATCCAAGCTATTGACGCAGGCATCGAGGCCACTACCGAAAACCTTGCTCAAGGACAATCCATTGTCTCAGAGGCGCTTGGCGATTTTGTTAAGGAAAACCAGCTAAGTGAAAAAGACGCCATCCAAGCAGGGTTGATGGTAGAGAAGCTGCTTGGAGGCGAGGGTGTAGCTGCGACACGGGTAGAAGGCGAGGCAGCTGCTAGGACCGCGGCAGACAAGATGACATCTGCGCTGGCTGAAGTGGAGGCTAAGCTGGCCGACGAGGCCAAGCCGCCCAAGGGCAAGGCGCGCGAAAAGCTGCTTGCCCGCAGGGATGAGCTGCTGAAAAGCATGACGACCGATCAGCGGCTTGACGCAATGACCAAGGCAGCCGAGGCGTTCGCGGAGCAGGACGACACAATATCCGAGGTGGACCTAGAGTCCCCTGTGCTGCGGAACTCACTCGACTTACGGACAGTGCCGGAAGGCCAGCAGCACACGGCTGAGTCACTGGAGGCAGTGCTGCTCAAAGAGATGGGCGTCAAATCGCTCGGCTCCCGTGTACGCATATTCGCGTCAAGAGAGGAGTTCTTGCAGGCCGTGCCGCAGCTTGCAGGTACGCTGGACCCTCACGCGTCCGCCGTTGCCATCAATGACGACGAGGTTGTGCTGTTTGCGGATCGCGTGGCGCAGGGCAAGGAGCGCGGGCTACTACTGCACGAGCTGGGTGTTCACGTGGGGCTGCGCCAGATGCTGGGCGACGACACGTACAAGTTTATCGCGAAGAGCATACTGGATGGCGCTGAGAGCAGCGGTGACCCGAGATTCCAGCAGCTGGCCGCTGCGGCGCTTGAGGCTGTGGATGTGGCTGCTGAATCCGCCACGGAGCAAGGGCGCGAGATGGGCCCGATGGAGCAAGTGGACGAGCTGATCGCGTACTTCGTGCAGTTCGCTGTCGATAGTGAGGCGCCGCAGGCGCGCTCCCTGCTTGCGCGCATGATCTCGGCCATCAAGTCGTGGCTCAGGATCAACGATGTCATGCCTGCCGGGAAGATCGAGGTAGACGACATTCTGAACCTCGCGTACGGCAACGCGTACCGCAACATGGCGGACTCAACCTACGGCTCGCTGGTAGGCATGAGCGACGTGCAGGTTGAGCTGGAGGACGGGCTCACTGGGTCGCAGAACGCGCTCAAGTTGCAGAACAGCCTGATGCAGAACGCCTCGCCGGGTACTCGGCGCACGATGGAGGCACTGGGCAAGCAGACGCGCAAGGCGCTGCATAAATTCGTGTTCACGCATGATCTCGTGCGCATTGGCGCTAAGCTGTTCCCCAACAACACTTTCCTGCAAGACTGGGATCGATTGTCCAAGCAGCGGATTGCGGAGCGTAACGCGCTGGACCAGCGCACGCAGCGCATACTGGCCCCGATGCAGGAGATCATGCAGAGGCAGCCGAAACTGGCCGAGCGCATGCACAAGCTGGAGCTGCAGGCGCAGCAGGTGGGGAAGTGGGCCTTTGACTCGAAGGAGGCAGGCATCACCCCGACGCGGGGGCCGATCGACGCACAGCTGAAGGCAGAGTTTGACGCGCTGCCTGAGCAGGCACAGACGGTCATCAAGAGCAAGATGGCGCTGGCTGCGCAGATGCGCAAAGAGCTGAACTCCGAGTACGCGGCGGACGCCCAGCAGCTGTACGATCAGATGCTCAGCCGGCTCGGCGACGACAACCCGGAGCGGGCGGCGGAGATAGAGGCTGAGCGCGAGCGGGTAGTGAAGAAGTTCATGGACCGGGCCAATAGGCCGCTGCCGTCCTACCTTCCGGTGAAGCGCTTCGGTGAGTATGCCGTGGTGTTCAAGTCCAAGCGCCTGCAAGCGGCTATCGCGCGCAGTGCGCCGCAGGACCAGATCGAGCGGCTAAAAGAGGACCCTGACCATTACTCGGTGCGGTTCTTCGAGGGCAACATGGCCGCCCTGAAGGCGAGAGACGAGATGGCCGCCACGCAAGGTGCCGATGGGGCGGTGGAGTTTTTCGAGCGGCAAGCCATGGAGCAAAGCGGGGAGTTCATCCCGTTCAACCTGATGGAGGGCATCCGCGCGCGGTTGAACGCGCATGATGCCGTGGACTCAAAGGCGCAAGCCGCTATCACCGGCCTGACCTCTGCACTGAACCGGCTGTACATCGAGGGGCTGAACGAGGACAGCGTACGCAAGACAGAGCTGAAGCGCCTGAACGTGGCAGGTGCCGACCCGAACATGACCCGGGGCTTCGCGCAGTACGCATCCAGCATGTCTGCTGCGCTGTCAGCCATGAAGATCAACCGCGAGACTCTTGGTGCGGTGGAGGGGCTGCGCGACACTGCCCGTTCGACCAATGACAGCCTGAAAGACCAGCGCATGGAGGTGCTGAACGAGGTGCTGTTCCGGCAGGGGGTGCTGACTGACCCAAACCCGAACCCGCTGACCCAGAAGATCATGGGTACGACGTCGACGTTCATGCTCCTGACCAGCCCCGCCTACTACATCCAGAACGCCACGCAGCCGTTCATGCTCACACTGCCGGTGCTGGGCGGGGAGTTCGGCTACGCCAAGAGCGCGTCCAAGCTGATGGGCATGTACAAGGACATTGGTCAGCTGTGGGTGCCTAAGCTGTCCGGTGACCTGACCAACATCAACGAGCAGACCGTGCCTGACCCTGAGATACGCACGCTGTTCACCGAGCTACAACAGATGGGGCTGCTGGACGTGGGCATCACAGCGGAGCTCGGCGCGCTGCAGAACACCAGTAGTAACCCCGGACTGCGACTGCTGGGAGACACGCACCAGAAGTTCATTCACGTTGTGCGCACCGTGGAGCTGTTCAACCGAGGAGTGTCTGCCGCCGCCGCATACAAGCTGGCCCGCGAAAAGGGAAAGAGCGCAGAGCAGGCAAGGGCGTACGCTACCCGCGTGATACAAGACACGCAGGGCGACTACTCTGGGCAGAACGCGCCGAGCGTCATTGCGCGCATACCGGGCGGCATTGGCAATGTGATGTTGCAGTTCCGGAAATTCCAGCTGATCCAGTTGAGCCTGCTGGGTAACTTGGGCAAGCAGGCTTTTGCAGACGCAGACCCTTTGCAGCGAGCTATCGCGCGCCGGCAGCTGGGGTACGTGCTGTCCACGCACGCTGCGGTGGGCGGCATGATGGGCCTGCCGGCAGCAAATATCATCGGGTTCGTACTGGGCAACATGCTTGGCGGCGAAGATGAGCCGGAAGACATTGAGCTGCGGGTAGCCCGGGCGCTGGGCGACCGTGACTTGTCCGACCTGATTATGCGCGGCCTGCCGACGATGCTTGGAATGGACGTCTCTGACCGGCTGGGCATGGGGCTGGCCACGTCTGTGCTGCCGTTCACCGATGTGGAGTTCACCCGAGAGGGCGGGGCGATGATGCTTGCCAGCCTCATGGGCCCATCTGCGGCCATGGCGATGCAAGCGTGGGACGGTGTCGGCCGCATACAGGAAGGGCACCTCACGCTGGGCGTAGCGCAGATGCTGCCTCGGGGATTGCGAGACGGAATACGCGCATGGCACTACGCCACCGAGGGCGTGACACGCTGGAACCCAGCGAAGGACGTGGCGTTGTCGCCAGACGACCTGACGTGGCTGGACATAGGGCTGCAGGGGCTGGGCTGGCCTACTGAGACACTGACCGACCGCCAGAAAATCAACCGCTGGACGTACATGACCGATCAGAAGTTCGACGCGCGCTCTGCTGAAATCCGCGGCGAGTACGCTAATGCGACCACTGCTGAAGAACGCAGCCGCCTGCGGAAGGAGTTCATGGACTTGCAGCGCACGCGCCGCGAGTACGGCTACCGTGCACAGCCGCTAAGCAACCTGCTCGATGAGCCCGCCGAGAAGCGCAAGCGCGAGGGGCAGACGATAGGAGGCGTGCTGACCGACAACGACAACCGCGAGTTTGTTCGCCAGTTGACGCGGTGATACACTTTGACCCGGGTGGGCGCCCCCCGGCCACCTATTGAGCGACCGTGCTATTCCCGCCCTGCGGGGCGGGCTTTTTCCGCGGCCTCAATCGAAGCCATGTACTCCGGCAGAATCAGGTGGCGGTTGTCGAGTGCGGTGTAGATAAACTCGACGCAGTTCACGTACGCGCCCGGCGCGCTGGTTCCCTTGAAGATACGCTCTCGACGCACCCCCGGGCGCATGAAGCCCTTGTGCACAAGTGACTCGCCCAGCCACGTCGGGTTGATCTTGTGCTGCCCGCACCAGTCCTTGAACGCTTTATGCGTGACGATGATGCGTTTGTCCTCCACCGCGATGCGGGCGTATGCCTCGCGCATGGAAGGAACGATGTTGTCGTCCATTCGGTTGCGGCCGTCTTTGTAGAACTTGGTGGTAATGGTGTGCTGCTGCAACCACGACAGCATGGCCTGCAGGAGGTCTTCCGCCGTGTCCATGCTCTCCACACGCTGCGAACGCAGGGTCAGGATGTGCTCGTACGCCCACTTCTCCAGCGCCGCCATGTTGAAATCGATCAGCCCCAGCTTCTTGGCAATCTTCCCAGCGACCATGGCACAGGCGATCATGTCGTGATAGAACCGCTCGCGGGTCTCCTCCTGTGACTTAGGGGCGCGCTTTGTGCGCTCCTTGTGTAGTAACTCCGTGACCTTCTCCCGATTCTTGGCCACGAACCGGAGGAAGCGCCTGCCGGCCTCGCCGTAGTTCTTGCTCAGCAGGTCATGCTCGATGAGCTGCTTGGCATTGATGTCTGGGAACACGTCCTGCAGGTACTCAGCGTCCAGCGCAATCTCAAAGCACCTGACCTGCGTGGCGCCTGCCTTCGCTCGGTCATTCCCGGATAGCAGCCGCGTGATGGATAGGTTCCCAGTAACGAACGTGTTGGTGGCCCACGACTGATTGGTGTTTATCTCGCTGCCGTCTGATCGCAGACGCAGCTTTGGGCGGCCATTGGCCAGCGAGAACAGCATGGACTGTACCTCGTGTATCTCGCGCCCGGTAATCTCGTCGAGTATCAGCGGCAGATCGCGCATGACGCTGATGCGCTGTATGAGCGCCCGGATGGTGGTGCCTTCCTCGTTCGCCTGAATGATGAATTTGCGAGGGTCGCCGAACACCGAGCAAGCCACCATGGCGGTGACGGTCTTTGCGATGCCCGACTCTCCGGTGTAGCCGGCGGACAGGCCGTGATAGTTGTCCGTTTCGCACAGCCGCACCAGCGGCGCAGCCAAGGCGTGCACAAGGGCAAACTGAAAGGGCTCAGCCTTCGGCCGGTCGTACACTTCGTTGACGATACGCGCCCACTCCTGCCATGTGCCCTTGCGCCCGAAGTTACTGTTGACCGCTTGCGGCACTGCGCCGGACAGGAACACGGGCTCTTCGCCGCGTGCTGTGATTCTCTCGTTGCCGATCACAAACCCGTCGCCGTGCCACCCGAAGGACGAGTACGTGGCTGTATCGATGCCAGAATTGCGGAGGCCGAACAGCACGTCCTGCACGTACTGCCTGTTATCTGCTTTTGCCGACGGCATAAAAAGTACCTCGTGTGCACCAAGGGCGTACGCCAGCGCCTGCGGCTCCGCCACTTTGGTCGCGTCCACATCGAAATCCCGCCACCTGTTGTTGTGCGTGTCGATGAGAGCGCAGATGCGAACCGCGCGTGTGTTGTCCGCTGTCTCGAACCGTAAGTAAGGGTAGTAGAGCGTGTTGCTGAACGGCCGCCACATCGCCTCGTTGGATTTGCTCTCGCTGGCTGGGACGAACCTATGCAGCGTTGTGCCATCCCATTGATAGCCCCGAGGCCAGAACGGGAGCGTCTCTGGGGCAGAGTTATTCCGCAGCTGCGCGGGGTGCAGCACGATCGCGGCCTGTGCTTGCTTGGCCACGACCTGCTTCGGCGGGGGGCTGTCTGCAGTCTGCCCGAGCGACACCGGTGTCTTGATCTTGCCGTGGAAGGGGCACTTTTCGCACGCTTTACCAAGCTCGGTGCCCTCGATGGTCTTGCATGTAATCGGGGGTGCGGTGTACCCGTCGATCTTCTCCTGCGTCTCGGCCCGGCTGTACCGCGGGTCCAGTGCGCTGAGCTTGTGCACCGCGGCCTCGCCCTTGGTGGTGTGCTTGAGTACCCCGATGACGGCCCGCCATGCCGGCTCTGCCACCACGGCCTTGCGCTTGATGAACAGGCGCATGGCGCGGCAGTCCGCGACAACCTTTTTCGTGTCTGCCGGTGGGTACGACTTATCCTGCCCAGACCCCCAATCCTCATCGTCCTGTGTGACGATCGGGGCGGCCAGCGCTGGCAGGGTGCCATACAGGGCCTCCGGCGCCACAGCCTGTGCCTGCATGACCAGCGTCACGGGCCGAGGTTCGCCTTTGCGGTGGTGCGTTCCCACAGGCCGCAGGATAGAAGCCAGATCGGCTGTACGGGAGCGATCCTGCTTGAAGCCCTGTGCTGCTACTGCATCACGGAACTGCACCATGAGCGGCAGGGCGTCGGCCGCAGGAATGTCTCTGTCGAACACCCAGTACAGGTGGAACCCTGCGCCGGACGAGATGATGGTCGGGCGGGGAATCTGCAGGCCGTCGCAGAGCGCCTTGACTGCCTTCAGCGCTGCTTTGCGCGTAGGGTAACCATCGGCCTTGCCGACGTCGACGTCGACCCACTGCGCCCGTATGGCCGCCGCGTTACGCACCACACGAACTCGCCATTTCTCTTTCTTTTCATCCCATACCTTGCGCTCTGCGTATGAGCTGCAAGCGTGGTACACAGTGTGCCCCGCAGCGTCCAGCGCGAGGGCTTTTTTGGTCGCGGCATCGATCGTGTCGTGCACGCTGTGCCTGAATCTCCCCGGTGCGGACGCCGGGTACCAAGCCAGCACATACAGCCCTGTAGACGGCAGTATGTGCCGGAGAAAACTACCTGTATCCATAATCCCCCCGGACCGATGGACGGTTAATTGTCAGCGCTGGGCGGAATCTTTTCCTGCTTCACGGAAGCTACTACCTCGTTCAGCGCGCGTTTGATAAGGGCCAAGCGCTCCTCTGCGGATTTGGGCGACGGGCGTGGGAGCGTACCGGGCAGCATACCCCGCTCCGTAGCCAGCCGCAAAGCCAACAGCAGCGAGCGCACCCTGCGGCGGTCCTTGTTGGGGAAGCATTTACGCTGAACCCAGTTGTTTACGGTGACGCGCGAGCACGGCACCAAGGCTGCGAATTCCTGCTGCGTGACGCCTGCCTCTTTGAGAGTTTCAAACCTCATGGTGGCCTCCAAATAAGAAAGGCCCGTTGTGACCTCCGGTGGGCTAGGCCGGGTTGAGTAGCGGAGCTACTGGTCAGGCGGGGGGATTAGCTCTCGTCGTCGAGGTCGTCGAGGTCATCCAGATCGTCGAGGTCATCCAGATCGAGGTCGTCGTCATCCTCCGTTTCTTCCGGCTCGGGCTCAGGTGCCGGC